TTAATTGTGACGCCAGTAATCACGCCACCAGAAACTGTTAGTGATAAATTTGCATCATAACCAGTTCCAATTGCAGTTACAGGATCACTTGCACTATAATTAGTTCCGCCATTTAGAACTTCAATGTGAGCCAAATAACCCATCGAACTAATTGTGGGGCGCGAATCCAGTAACAATGTTTTTGATAGAATGTTAGTTTGATTAATATTATTTTCAAACGAACGATTTAAAAATGCTGTTTTTGTTGCACCGTCGTAATCTGTGATAGTGCGATAATGTTTCTCGCAAAGAATACGCCACCCATTGTACCAACCACTATCGCTGGAGAATGAACTCCCGACAAGTTTAATTGATGAGTTGACATTATTATAGGTACTAAAACTTCCTGGTGCTAATGTGATAAATCCATTATCTGTGTAGTAATCACTATCGAATAATGAGATAACATCAGTGACTGGATCTTCAGTAAAGAAAGAACCACCATTTACTACCGTGACCGCAGTGATAGGATATAGATTTAAAGTTGCGAATGTGAGTGCATTAGCAAGAGTTGTATTTGAATTGGAAACTGCGATATTATCGAATGCATAATTTGCAGAATTCAATAATGTATTAGCCTTGTATAGAATAGAATCAACAGCATAAGTTAATTCAATATTATTTGCAGTGTCAACTGATGATACGATTAGATTTGCTCCGACTCCGTTAGCCGTTACAAGATCAATTAAAGAATTAGGATGGTTTCTAAACCCATATCCACGTTTTAATACAGTAACAGAATCAATTGAACCAGTTGTAACATTTCCTACTGTTGCAACTGCTTTGACTTTTGTTGGTGAAGTTGTGTCTAAGCCACCATTAATTACAACTGGATCACCAGTAGAATAACGAGTGCCGCGACGATTCGGATTAATACGAATATTAGACAGTGCGCCGATAATTTTTTCTGAAAATGTTTGTGCTGCACCATTTTCATCAGTGTATTCTATTTCAAGATACTCACCATTTTGAAATGTTCTGTTTACATTTGATACATAAACTTCAACAATTTCATTATTCGTACTTTTATCAATAGTTCTAAATGCGCCTTCTACAACACAAGAAGCACGGGAAATACTTCCGTATGCTTTTCTTTTTTCAATTAAATTAAGATTTAATGTTGTGTTTGTTCCTGTCAACGTTAAGCGGAATGCTTGTGGCAATATCCATTTACCATCAGATGCCTTTAATATTTGTAATTTTGGAAAAAATACTTCTAAATCTGTTCCGTAAAGGACGCGGAACAAAAATTCGAATGATGCAGGCGTGCCTTTTTTCGCATAAAAGTCGCGTGATGCTTTAATTATCCTTTCAGTTGATAGTTCTGATGAATCTGGAAACGAAGGAATAATTTTATCTTTAAAATATTGTAAAAACGACTCTCTTGCTTTATCAATATCGTAATTATCAGAGAATCTTTTCAATTCATAAACAGCACTATTCGGAGTTTCAAGAAACTCATAATATTTTTGTAAAAATTCAACAAATAATGGGTGATCCTGGCGTATAAACTCAGGAAGTTGCCATTTTACGAGTGTTGATAATCTTTCTTGTGATGACATATTACGTTACAGGAACAACATTAACCGTGATAGCCGCTGCATCATCTTGATCGATCGTTATAATTGAACTTCTCGTCGAACTAAACAAGTTATTTTCAGGAACAGCAAAGAATTTTAACACTTTTTGACTATTTTTTATATCAAGAGGAGCAAAATTTGTTAAAGTAATTGTTCCAGCAGCATAATCTACTGTTGCAGCGTTTTCTTGAAGAATAGTTTTAATTTCATTGTCGTCAAAGTAGTATGAACGTAGTTGTCCAACTGTATTTTGGATAACTGCTTGAAGAACTACACTTGAAAGTTCAACACCATTGATATCATATGCTTTTACTGCGGCAGTTGTATATTCCGCGCCAGCATGATCAAGCACAACGGAAGTAATTTTGCCATTTGTGATAACTGCAGTTGCATTTGCGCCATAACCATCACCAGTGATGCGAATAGTTGGTGCTACTGTGAAGCCAGAACCACCTGCTTTAATTAATATTGATGAAATTCCTGTTGTTGAATCAGGAACTTCTTCAAAAAATACTTGGCGAACAACATCATCTTTATCATATGCAGTAAATGCTGGCGACGAACGAATACGATTAGTGCTTGTTGATTTTTTTAATGGCGTGTAAAAGTTAATTGTATAATTTTTTGCCGTTGGGCTCAATGCTGGTTCAAATCTTTTTTCGATTGTTACGTCAACTTCGTTACTTAATATCGCTGTTTCAATATTATCAATGTCGCGTGTAAGACGAGAGATTTTGAAATAGGAATTAAAGTTATCAAGATTTGTATTAGCAAAATTATAGATCGCAGACTTGACTGAGTTACCAATTTGTCCTGGTGTTTTAGTTGTTGCAGTCGGGTCATATGTTACCGTTACTGCTAAATTCAAATAATTATAATCAGGATCAACAAACTCAGGAGTGACTGTTACAATGCTCAAAGGTGAGATAATATTATCAAGAATAAATTGTTTCTCAGTTGTGGTCAAAACATAACCAGCGGCTGGTTTAGCAGAAACAAATACTTTACCATAAACTGGTGGTAAATTTTCTTCACCGCCCCACACATTGACTGCTTCAAGTGATGGATAATCTCTTTGAATAAGAGAAATATAATCTGTTTTTGTGACTGCACGATTTCTCGTAGCAAATGCTTTTGGTGCAGTAAATTTAATTTTTGAAATCGTCTCAGCAGATGCACCACCTTGTGCTGCATCATTTAATGTTACAGTTCCACTTGTAAGTGTTCCAACAGAGTCTAATAAAGTAAACTGATTTGTTTTATTTGCGTCTGCACCTTTACTGCGAAGATAACTCAAAATTACTTGGTTACTGTCAGAAAGCGAACGACCAAGAATATTATCTCCAAAATAAATCTGATATTTTCCACCATTCACTTCATCAAGATAATAAACTGCGCTATTCGCAGTTACTTCTGTTGCATCAGTCGCAAAAGTAAATGTTGTTTGAGTTAAATCAACTGGTGAGTTCTGAACAATAACTTCGAGTGTTGAGGTGTCTATATCAGCGTCAGGAATTGTAAATTGCTGAAGAGGATTTGTTGTTGCATCGTAATTGAATACGAAATTAACAGGTCGACCTTCAGTAATTTCTAAATTGTCAAAAGTAAATGTGGAATTAGCCTTTGTGACTGTAAATTCTTTTAGATTTGAGAAGATATAGTTAACACCATCAATGGCGATGCCAGAAAAACGAGTAAATCTTGGGATAGTCAATGAAGTTAAGTTTGCAACAGCAGCGTTATTGGCTTGAGTAAAGAATAAATCTACGTTAGCACGTGAACTTGTTATCGATGTTGGCGTGTATCCAAGCATTTTAGCATGAGAAACTACTGCATCACGCAAAGAAGCAGTGTCTAAAAAGGCTTCGTTAGCGATCATATTGGCATAAAATGCCATATAATGCGTATTATAGGCTAAAAGATCAATGAGATTTGAAAGTCCAGAACCCTCGAAGTCATAATCCGAAAAGGTTGACTGAGACTTCATAAAATCTTTAAGATTACTGCGTATTGTTGCGAAATCTGGATTGGAAACAATAAGTTTATTTTCTAAATTTGCTGCCATTATCTCAACCTATTTAAAAACAGAACTGCTCTAAGAGGTGCTGTTGAATTTACTGTAAAAAAAGTAAGAGTTACTTGATATGCGTTATTATCATAATCTGCAACAACCTGAATATCTCTAACAGAAACTCTTGGTTCGAAATTTTGTATCAAGATTTTGATTTCTTTTTGTAAAGTTGCCCCAGTTAATGGGTCAAGCGGTTCAAAAAGCATTCTACGAACATTACTTCCTAGTCTTGGATTAAATGGGCGCTCATAAAAGTTCGTATATACGAGATTTTTAAGTGCACCGATGATGGCTTTATCACCTGTTTTACGCGCAACATCTTTTGTAACAGGATGTTTCGTAAAATTTAGGTCTAAATCCGAAAATGTTCGTTCTTCAGTCGCCATTTTTTTCTCAAAAAATCGTTTTTATATTTATATTAAACTTTTGTAGGTCTAAAGATACCAATCAAACTACCATCTCCAGGTGCTGCATAACCATTTGGCCAAGAAATACTGACGTCACCTTGCGTTGGATTGTTTGTTCCAGAACCAAATCCGCTTCTCTTTTTCTGATTTCCACCAACAAACGACAATGCACCGTTATTATTCTGATAAACGAAATTGACATGGCTGTATTTCCACAATGCGATGTCTCCAGGCTGTGCTTCGGCAATATTAAGCACTCTCGTAACGCCAAAATCTTGCGCACGATCACGAATATCGAATGCTCTAGCAGTCTGCAAGAAGCGATATCCGTTTTGTTTTAATCCATAGTTCACAAAACCCATACACCAAGCAGTCTGGTCAGTATTAAATGGTGCACGATTTCCGAATCCGATATCTTTCCATATGTTTAGAATATTTGGATTTGAATCTGCGCCACCCATGCCTGTTTCGACCCAGAAACCATTTGATTGAGTCTTAGATAATTGCTCAGCAAGCCATGCTGAAAGATCAGAACCATTGCTGATATTCGGATTTAATGGGTTAATGTAGGAATCACCAACTCCACTTGTATCTGGTGTTCCTTGGTAGTTTGGTTTCACACCACCCTTATCCGCTTCTTCATTATAGAAGGCATTTGGATTCTTGATATACTCAAGAACTTGTTCATTAATCTCTGCAGCACGATCTGCTGGAAGTCGAACACTTGGTGTTTTCTCAAAGAACACTGGTGGATCATTATATGCAGAAACTGTCAACGCATCGCCCAATCCAGTTGCTCCTGCTGGAATGGCAGCACCAGAAACTGGAGGAGTGGGTGTTGAAGTCATTGTCATAATTGGTGCTGAGAATATTCCCGCGCCCACAGCCACTACTGGAGCATTGAGTCCAACCATAACAGTTGATGATATTCCAGTCATTACAGTTGAATTCAATCCAACACTTAATCCTGATAGAACTGCAGAACCACCAGATGAAATAACTGCATCGTTCTCAGCGGAAACACTATAATCAGCGCAAGATGTAACTATCGCTCCAGTCTCGCTATAATTGCTAATACTTGTCTTAGCCTCAAGATTAATATTATCAGCCTTCACATTAAAGTCGCCGCCAACTGTATAGTTTACGCTTCCTGCAACATTTGCGTTGATATCATTATGGGCTTCTAGATTAACATGTCCATAAACTTTCATATTAACATTAGATTCAACAGTCAGATTTACACGACCTTTAATAAAAACATGGCTGTCTGAAAATATAATTTGATAATTGTTTTTTACAATTTTTTCAACTTTAGTTCCAGAAGGATATACTTCTTGAAATGTACCTGAACGGTGAGCGATGTGAACACGCTCAGAACCTGGAGTGTCATCAAACTCCATTACGTGCCCTGACTCTGTTTCTAATACTTTATTAAATGGATATTCAGTGTCGTATGCAGGATCAGGTTCTCTCCATGAATTTTCTTCTGAATATGGAACTGTTACCACTGCAGATTTACGAGTTTGGACGACAGTTGTTTCAACGCCTTCATTTCTTGCTAAAGCACTGTTTGTTGGAAATCCAATTTGATTTATTGAAGGATTACGAAGTGCAGCCAATTGCTCTTCATCAGTTACTTCTTCAATCGTTGCACCAGTGCCATCCTCAGCATAGGTGACGTCTAATGGTTTTTTAGGCGAGTTTCCAATTTCTTCAGGAGAACGAAGATCAGCATATCCAGAATTAGGGTCGGTTCTTTCTTTAGGTATACCAGGCACAATACCCATCATTACTGGTTGTTGAGCATATGATCCATCAATAAAAAATCCAAAAACATAATCGCCTTCTTTTGGCGTAGAAAATGTTTGATTATTCAATGCATGAACTGGTAATGCCCACGGTAGATCAGCGGACGGAATATCAGTTAAATTACTTGAATGTGCACCGAAAATACGAACTTGGCAACGACCTAGTAGCAATGGATCATTACGATTTTCGACAACGCCGAACCACCAATAAAATCCATCTAATCCAATAAAATCTTTACGAAACTTACTCATGATGTTTTGGCTGAAGTTAAGAGTTGAGAATCATCAGCAATTGCGCCAGGGAATGGCTGCAAGACAGAATCTTTACATAATTCTAGATAACTAATATATTTATTGTTAAGAATTCTATGGCGAACAGAGGTCAGCAAATATCTTCCTGCTTTATACGGATCGGTTTGAGTTTGTTCAGCCTCATTAATTGGCTGCAAGTAGGGGAAATCTACGTTTATTACTTGTCCTGCTTCATAAGAAATGTCGCCAGCAATCGTAACTTTCATCTTATGATTATTTAAAAGCGATAATTGGTGTGCTCGCTGCAGCATAATTTTGTCAATTAAACCACCTTTTAGATTTAAAAAGTATCTTGTGTATGCGGAACTATCAATTAATCTAAAATTAAATCTATTTTTAGAATCGCTGAATGGTAAGTATTGATTTAACATTGTAATTGGTGTAGTGTTCACTGGATCAGAAAACACACTTTGAACATTTTGATTTACAAGATCCATTTTGACCATACTTGCTGCATATCCACCAGTTGACATAGTTTTTAAAACATCGAATAAGTCTATGCTAAAATCACTAATGTAATTTAACGATTCTAGTGAATCGCTTTCATTGGTGACATTTTGTGGACGTAAATATATTTGTTTAGAATCTTCGGCAGTTATCAATGTTTCAAGACTTTGAAATTTAAATCCAGAAGCGTTTTCAAAAAACAAAAATGCTGATGTTAAATTATTGTTAAATGAAAATGCAGTAAGCATATTCATTGCTTCAAATGGTTTTAAATTAGGTATTATAAATTCATCATGCGGAATTAAAGTTTGCTCAAGAGTAATTTTTTCTGGCTTAATTCCTAAGAAGTTTACTAATACGTCAGCCGCAATTTGAAAATTATAAAATCCCTTATATGATTTTGATATGCGAATCTGGTGATCTAATAAAAATTCTTCTGAGCAAAAATCTATTCTATATGTTAGTGTTGTAACATTATTTTTAAGAGTAACATCAGACACTTTGTAAATTCTAAATGTTTTTTCATATGCTACTGTTTGTTCTGTTTTAATAAATTTAATGTATAAAAATTCTGTTCCAGAAAGAGTTAATTTAGATAATTGATCGGATGCATCTTTTACTAGAAGATGACCAGATACGACACTACTAAAAATGCTTTCGTAAATGCTAAAATCATCAACTAAAAATTTAATATTTTTTAAATCAACAACCCCAATAGAAGGGCTTACTATTGATATTGAAACAATATCAAATAATGTGTTTTCAATATTAGTAGCCATTATGTGCTCATTAATTTACGCAATTCATTCTCGATAGATGATACAAAAGAAGGTTTGATGATTATAATTTGTCTCTTTGATTCATTTAAATTTAATTCATGATCATAGTATGTTACAGGAGAAATCGTTGTTTCTACTGTAAGAGTCGTTCCATCAACTAAAGAATATGAATTAGAATATGAAATATTCGTATTTCTTACTTCAATCGTATTATTTGTCCAATTATAATTGTTTGCGCTCACTTGATATTTTGTAGTTGTCTTTTTAGCATCATAACTATTATATGACAGTTCCGTAACTTGAAAATAGTTTGTTGTATTAGAAGCCCAGTTATATCCATCATTATTATATGTAATGCCAACAACTTTATGTGTTACGTTAGAGGATGCTCCTGTGACATTCGCATTATTTGCAAAAATTTGATCAGCGAATTTTATCGTAAGAGTTTTTGCAGTATTATTAGAAGAAACAACAGTTCCTATGCAACTTGATTTGTCTAACGTAGATCCTTGGTAAACAGTTTCACCAACAGTATAACTTGTATTAAAGGTTTCAGTTGGATTTAAAGCAAAGGTGATTGAACTGTATTTTTTACTCACATAATCTTCAAATGCTCTCATACTCAAAACCCAGTCGTATTGAGGGTCATTGATGTTATTAGAAAGAAGAATAATCCAATGTTTAGTTGGATCTTTATACATTTTATTCGCTATATCTTCTGGACGCTCACCATCTTTAACAAAGTATTCATAAAAAATACTAGTGTTATTAACAGTCTCAGAAAGAAAATTCACCTTTGCAATAATATTTGTTACAGCCTTTGGGTTGGCAACACCCAAAGATGTAGAATAGAGAATTTTAGGAAACTTTGAAAAGTATGACATTAGTATCCTATTGCGATATCTGGTTTAGTGAGAACAACAGTTTCTGTAAACGTAAGTTGGACTTGTGTTTCCACAGGTTGATTGTCGACAAACGCTGAGAACTGACCCGAAGGGGCATAATTCACATCAACGTTTGTCAATACGCATTGTGCAATTCTAGGTAGTTTGTCATTAAATAATGCAGTGCTTTTAGTCATGATTAAGAATTCAATTTCAAATTGAGAAGGTGGGATAAAATATCGTGAATTAGTTGGTCTATTCTCAGCATCTGTTCCAAAATCACCTTCGTAATTTGGGGCAGCATGAAAACGTAGTGTTCTTATAATTGATTCAACAGATTGTGCCTCTCTCGCGTTTCTCGGCGCAAACTTAAA